ATATATCACCAATCGTTCCGTCTTTTGATATAACGACAATATCGTATTCTTCGTCATACCCATATTGCCACGACTTCGTTTTATTCCTTGAATTAATAACATCTTCTGGAACAGCTTTTTTACCTATACTATATAACTCGTACTTCTTCATCTACTAAACTTCTCAGCGAAGCCTTTGTTAGAGTCATCCCTTTTGTCAGACACCTTGTTGTCAAGAAGGTTTTTCTCCTCCTCGATTCTGTTTAATATATCAAACGCATCAAACACCGCAAGCTTCTTAGTAGCCGCCGCGTTTTTTAATCTATCCGCTGATATATCACTCTCTGGATCACCAGTTATAATAACCTCTTTAGCAACTCTGATAAGCTCCTTTACAGCTATCTCACCGGCTTTTATTATTTCTTCTCTTGTTTTCTTTGTCATAACTTAGCAACTATGCTTGATTGATACATCCTATAAAGCTTCTCATCGTTAATCCTAAACACATACTCACTATCTGGTTTAAAGGACACAACGTCACCAACACTCAACCCTTCTTCACCGGACCTATCATTGACATATGCCAACTCTCCGACAAGAGGCTTTTTACTTCCCGTAGAGTAAACCGATAACTCCTTCTCATTCGCGACAGGACGAACAAAAACAAACGGGTATTTAGGGTAGAACTTGCCATCTCTTATGTACATATAAAAAAAGTCATCCTCTATATAATATATATCATCCTTAACATAATTGTAACTCTTCCTAGATTTACCCTTCATGTCATAGTATGTTCTAAAAACATTATGATGCACCACAAGAGTGTCACCAACACGAACCTCTCCATCATAACCATGAGGAAGAGATATCACATCAGCCAACCTATTGGTAACTGTATGGTCCTCTATAGATGAACTAACAATGAGCCCGTTAGACCTAACATTATCATACATCTTACCATCATGAGGCTTAGCAAGAATATAATGCGGAGATATCATTAAAAGTCAATATTATACTCTATAGAATATGGCATGTTTGCGCTGAAGCTCTTCCAAAGGATAACTTCTTTTGACTCAGACATTATCCATATTCTTATAGTACCATCAGTGTCGTTTATACGTATATTGTGAATCTTGTGAGTACCACCTAGAACTGGCTGGTCCATCACATAATGCATAGCACTATTCTTGTAATCAGCGCCTATAGAAATCTTACGAATCACCATCTCTGTACTCCCCCGTTTGAAGATTAATAACAACGTTGCCGTAACTTTTTTCGAGCTCAATCTGAAGAGCCTCTAACTTGTCAGCTTCTTGCTGAACCATTTTTACAGAGTCCTCTCTAAGCATAGACGCACGCGCAATCTGAACCGTACAGTCTGCAATAGTAGATTTTAAATTAGATATCTTAGTGTTTAAAGATTTTAATTCCTGTAACTCTTTATCTGTAATTTTATTCATTTTAGTTTAATTATAATTGCAAATATAGCAAATATAATCAACAAGTACCACCATTTGAACCAGTGGTCGGCTTCTTTATATATTAATCGAGGAGGAAACTCCTTCTCAACAGTGATAAATACAGTGTCTGGCTTTTGCTTTATCGTAGTGCGAATAATATCTTTTTCTCTAATAATCTGGACACTTATGCTGCCGGTATCAACAACTATAGTATCAAACGTAGCAAGCGTATCCACCTGAGTATACACAAACGTATCTACAACTGTGAACGTATCTATTCTAACAACCTGACCTGTTAGAATATTTGGCTCCTTGCATATGGCTTGCTTTAAGTGCCATTGAGCCGAACAGCTAGATAATAAAAGTATTGCTAGTATATATTTCACTTCTTTCCTCTGTTACGAGCCCTGTTTTTAGATTGGCTTTCTTTTACTAGCTTGCCTGATTTTGTGTGGCTCATATCTTTACCATCTCCATTGCCATATGTACCAGCCTTTCTATTTGCCTTATTTAGAGCCGCTCTGTAGCGTTTTCTCTCTTCGGTGGCCTGATACTTCTTATCTTTAGAGTAATCGCGTCCAGTGGCCTTATTTGAGCCCTTACGGGTGTTTTTACCTACTATCTTATTCTTCGGCATATGGAAAGTATTTATCTATTAGAGTATCGTTTACTTTGTGAATGTACTCAAGCTCTATTCTAGCAGAGTCCAATGTGTGCTCTACGTGCTCGCAAAGATCCTCATATCCATGGTTATCAACCTTTACGTCTTTTGACAGCTCGCCTATACCAAAAGCAACCGTCACTATAGCGAATAGTTTAGCTGTTATCTTCATTTTATATAACCTAGTTCTCTATAAATTCTAATCTCAGAAGACAATGCAGAACATATGCTGTCCTGAGTTTTTAACATCTTTGACATTTCCTGTAACTGCCTTTCGCAACGCTGAAGACGCTTATGACAGTCCTCATTTATTGCCTTTGCCTGAGCCTCAGACCTCCAGTAAAGAACGCACACCACAAATAACAACAAATAACTTATTGCCTTGCTTGGGTCTCTTTTCCATTCCTCAAATGTCAATGGTAGTTTCATTTTACAATGTTGTTACAGAAATAGTATTACTAAAAAGAGTTATACCACCAGTGCTCAATATAGCTCTAACACGGTAGTAGTAAGTTGTGTTTGAAAGCAAGCCAACAACACCAAAAAAAGTATCTGTTGTTGACTGCTTATTGTATATAAGGGTTCCGAATGTAACATCAGGAGAAACGTCTAACTCATAACTAACAGCCAACGGATATGCCAACCAGTTTGCTTGTATAGCAGTTGTTTGAATATTACTTGCAGGTACAGCTTCTGGCGGCGGTGGTGTTGGAGTACCACCGGAACCTTCTCGCTGAGCAAATCCTATTCCGTTTCCTATTCCGTTGATCATCCTACCAAAGAGCAATAATTTGTGACGCTCCAGTATTTGTTGAGAAAACCCTAAGCACGTTTACAGGAAGAAATGTACCAGAAGCCACACCAACAAAAACAACGTCATCTCCACCAGCGGTTAACACCCTAACATCGCCACCACTACCAACGTATAAAACACATCCAGTATTAGGACCGTTAGCTGGATTCGGAATGTCAACAGTGTCAGAAGGAGTAACCACAACGGCTCGACTCGCTTGCAATTTTTGATATGCCATTGATTTTTATTTTTTTGACTTCTTCAATAACCTTGTACTTGACTCTTGGTAATAACGCTCTTTAGTTGGAGGCATGAAATTACTGTGTGGAAATTTCTTTTTGAATTTTTTCTCAGCCTCTGGAAGAGTTCCTTCGTATGAATAAGCAACATTATCACCTATACCAGTACTAAACATTATGTTTTGTGATTCTAACTGTGCGTTAACAGGATTAACATAAACATCATTCTTCTTCTTGTTTTTTTTAGTTGGGTCGTCGCCTCCACTATTTTTCTTAGCAAACGTTGGGGCTAATGGATTTTTTAAATCTCTTTTCATGATATTGCAAATATAGTTATTTTTTCCTTATAGATTTTACACGCTTACCCATACCAACCTTACTCTTCTCAGCCTTCTTTGCTGCCAACTGAGCCTTGCTCATTTCTGACTTAGTTACGGGAGTCTTTGAGCTCACCCTTTTGCTAGGTCTGCAGTACTCGTTCTTTCCACCAGCACCACATGGCTTGCCCGTTTTAGTGTCTACCCACTTCTCAGCACCCCACCTCTTTAAGCTAGCTCCCTTTTCTGACTTCTTTACTTGTCCTTTTGACTTTCTGCACTTAGCAATGGCCTGTGAAGCCCTTGCACTTGGGAATACCTTATAACTGGCTTTGACCTTTTTATAGCAAGCGTCTTTTGGCATTAGTACTTACCCTTTCTATTTTTAGGACTACTCTTAGTAGATCCACCCGGTCCAGCCCATAGCTTTTTACACGCCCAATAGCGAGCCGTCAACTTGTTTGTAGCTGTACCACACTTGTGCCGAGCCTTAAAGCTCTTTCTTGCAGCAGCAGAGTAATTATGACCGTAACCCTTGGCACCAAAATGAATCAGCTTCTCCTGTCCACCAGAACAAGCCTTAACCATCATCTTCTTGCCAGCCCTGTCACTAGGACGTGGCGAGTTACACTTCATCTTACTTTTTACTGCCATTTGTAAATTTTTCAATAACACTACCAAATACAGTTGACATAACCAAATACTCAACTGCCGTAATTAACTCGGGAGATGGGTTCAACTCATAGAATGAGTTTACCAACATCGTAAGAATGAGTGCCAAGAACCCGATAGTTCCCAGCACCCTTTTATGAGAAACCCCCTCGGAAGAGGAAAGCATATCTTTTATAAATCTTTTCATAAGCTTGCTAATATCTGAGCCTTAGCCATTACGGTCAAAGCCTCATTATTTTTAATCATCTCCTTAAACTCCGCTTCATCATCCGGAGATAAGTCGATCTCTTCGCCACCATATAACTTGGTAGCCCAGTACCACTTTTTAACAGCGTCACCTTTGTTCTCTTGTGCGATCACTTGTGCAACTACCTGCCCAAGGTTTGTACCCTCGATTTCTTTGCCATCGAGTCCAATTACTTTTTTGTTTAAATCTAATTTCATTATGCTTTAGTTAAATTAAGTTCTGTTAACGCCCAGTCAGTTACAAAAGAATCATCTGTACCCCAAAGATCATACTGATCCTGTGGCATAGATAAATTACCTTCTAATAACGTAGCACCCGGACCTGTAGTCTCAACACCTTCCTCGTCTGTATTTGTTGTTTCTGCGTGAATAGCCCAGTACAAGCTGATACCGTTCTGAGGCTCAAGGTCAAACGTAAGTACTCTTACATTTAGATACTTACCAGTTCCTTTAGTTGGAACTACAACGTCTTGAATTTTAATCATATTGCAAATATACTTATTTTATG